TTTTGTTTGTATAGGTCTTGTATCATCAACAACCTCCTCATAGGTTATTCTGTTTACTCGGTTATCATATGATATACCAAGATATTCCCAATTTATACTTTTTTCTCCCAATTTGTCAAGGATCGATTGTTCTAGAGAAACGGCATCATCTTCAGACAAAACTTTAAATTTTGCATGATGATCGTAAGCCCATATATTTATTAGGAAATTTTTCATCTTCTTATCAATTTATGTTGTAAATGGGGCGATTTTTAGACCGCCCCATAAAATTTAATGATTACGCACCTTCAACGCCGAAGATACCTCTAGGGTCTGATACGCCGAAGCTGTATCTTTCTCTAGCTTTGTATCTAACGTTTCCAGTATCAAAGTCACCTTCCATTGCAGTTGTCAATGGAGCTCTTGTGAACATTTTCATACCATTTGGTACGTCTGTAATGATGTAGAATGCATCAGAGTCAGTTAAATAGTTATTAACTCTGTATCCTTGCGGAATCATACCCATAGATACGATTGCATTGATATCATTATCAGCTGTTCCAGTTCTACCTTGAGATTTCATTAATCTCTCAGCTGTGAACTGAAGCTCTTGAGGAATAATCATTTTTACTCCTCTTGCTGCAACTTTAAGACCTCTTTCGTCAGTCATAGCACCTATATCTATAAGTGATTGTTCTAACGAAGTTTCGTTAAGGTCTGCCTGCGTTGTAAGGGTATTTTGAAAAGTACCATTTAACGTAGGGTGAGCTGTATTAAACAAGCTAACTCCATCACCTGAATCAAATGTATCAGTTGATGGTAAACCGTTGATTAAAGGCTCAACAGATTTTACTTGTTTAGCATTACTCATAGATCTAGCTAAAGCTTTTGTGTATCTAGCAGCTAATCTATCGTAGAGGTTATCTTCGATAGCTTCTTCTGTGATAGCAAATGCTAAAGCTACAGTCTCATGTGAGTAACGAGCTGTGAAAGTCTCTTGTGCATCGTCAAATGCTACTCCAGAACCTTCACCTTTTACTTGTGCGCTTCCGAATCCTGATAACATAACTTCTTCTTCAAAAGCTCTGTCAGATGATTCGTTAGTATAAATCTCAGCATGCTGATTTTCATACCTCTTGTATTCCAAGCCGAACAGTGCGTTCAAACCTGGCTCTAGTTCTTTAACTAGTTGTGATCGTGATATTGCCATGATTGTTCTCCTATTCTAGGCTTAAGCGTCTCTAGTCCATAGAGTTGCTCTGTTATTGAATACAACGACAATGTCTGCACCAGCTGCAGCTAGATCCTCTTGATTTGGAACTTCTGCTGATCTGATTATTCTAAACGCTCTACCGTCATTATCGGCTTGAATGTCTAGAGTTACGATTGATGTGCCGTTTTTATGTGAACCGTGGTTGTTAAGATTGCATCTTCCAGCAATGTTAGAGTCAGCCACTGCTGCGTCTGCTCTTACAATGTATTCTTGGAAGGGGTTATCATTAACAAAACCAATGCCATCATTATTACCAGTGTTGTTGTTTGTTGCAAAAGTAGTTCCTGACGCTACAAAATTAGCAAATGTTGGTTTGCTAGTTGAGTTGTCAATATAGAACGCACCATTGAACACTCCTAGGATTGGTTGCACGTTTGAAGCATCCGCATCCCAAGAAGCACCACCAGTTAGACCATCGTCCATAGTAGCATGAGTTATATCCTGAATGTAGCTCGCATCTCCGCCAGATGAATACTGTAAAGAAACGGGAGCATGACTGTGGATATTTTTACCCAAGCCACTTTTGATTTTGTATTTAGACTGTCCAGACGTTGCAGGTGTATTCCCCAACGCAAGAGACATTCTAGCACCAAAACCAGTTGTACTTGTGTTAGCCATAGTTGTTTTCTCCTTATGTGCCTGTCTCCGAAAAGACCTCCAGCACGGTTAACGTTAATCGATGATATTTAAAATTACTTTTTCGTACCACCGAAGGTTACACGGGATTGCCTTTCAACATTGATAGGCATCCTACTATCCTGCTCCTTCATTAGATCGTTTTTTACTGCTTGATCACGGTCTTGGTGTCTACCAGTCATGTAATCTTGTCTTTGTTGTGCGATCTCGTTAGGTACCTTCGCAAGCAGAAGGCCACCGACCCCAATCACTCCCTTGTATTTCCCGTCTTCGAGAACAGGATAATCGCCTGCGTTTTCGACTTCTTCGGCACGAACTAATTCATAACCTTCTCTTAAACGTCCAGTTATATTTTTCGTATCTTGAAATCCTACGACTTCAGCTCTTATCCATCTATACCTGAATCCATCAGGTGCAGGGGGTGCATCTAGAGAAGATGGTGGAACCCACACTTTAGGTCTTTCCGACTTTGTTCGTGTTTGGCTCGCACGAGAAGTATTTTTATCTTTTTCCATTTTACGCTCCTTCCGTGTTTTTCAATTGTTTTGCGTACTCTTCGAGTGGCACTCCTAATTTTTTAGCTATTGCTACTTGTGAAGAAGTGAGTCTCACAGTTTTGCGACCTGGCTTTACGCTTCTTTGTGCTGAGGCGACCGTTTGCACGGGAGCTGTCGTAGTTGTTTCAGTATTACCAAATTTATGGGGAAAGTCAACTCTAATACGTTTATCAACTTCCACATAATACTCGTCAGAGCTAGGATCAAACCCTTCTTTTTCAGTAAGATCCTTATGTATCTCAAATGCAGTATAAGTCATCGCTCTATCACTACCAAACCAAGTATTTTTTGATGCCCAAGCTTCTGCTCTAGGATCAGGATTATCTGGTTGTTTTGTAATATCAGGTGCGTTTTGCACTTGAGAAGGTTTTGTTAGTTTATCCTCTTCTACTATCTCCTCTTGCCCTTGTTTTATTTGTTCAAGCTTTGCATTTTCAAAGGCTAAAGTTGCAATTCTCTTATTAGCTTCAACTTGAGCTTTAGAATCTCCAGTATCGATCGCAGCAGCTAATTCTTTTTGTGCAGCTTCCAACCCTGTTTGAATACTAGTCTCAAATTTTTTAACATAATCAGAATCTGTTTTCTTAAATTTAGATTCTAATTTTTTTCTAGATTCTTCTACACCTTTAGCATAATCAAGAGCTGCGTGTTCTCTTCTTTCAGCCTCTCTTAATTTACGAGTTAGTTTTCCTATTCTCGCTTGTACACCTTTGCTGTAGTCTTCTAGTTCACCGTCAGATTTTTTTTCATCTAACTTTGTTTCTCTTTCATTTTCAAATGATTTGTCTGTTTCTTGTTCCTTGTTTTCTTCTGGCTGTTCAATTACAGCTTCTTCTTTTGCTTCTTCAATATCTACCGTAACATCAGATCCTGATGTATCGATGGGTACTGTCTTTTTTTCTTCGTCTGGCATAGTTTACTCCTTCCTATGATTAAAACTCATGCAATATGTCTTCTGGACTATCTATTGTTGCTAACACTTCATCGTCGTTTAGCAGACGCATTTCCCCACCATCTATCTTGATCCGTGATCCAGCGTAACGCGCAAACATTACCCAATCATTGACCTTGCACCATGGACCTTTAGGATATCTCTCCTTATCCTTATAACAATCTGGACCCATAGCTAAAACTAAACCAACTTGAGATGCAACTTGTTGCCTTTCTAAAGTTGTTTCAGCTAATACTAATCCACCTTTAGTTTTATCTTTCATTTTAAAAGGTAAAACTATCATTCTCCAACCTGTCGGTTTTGGTAATTTTGGTTCTTCTTTTTTCTCTGATTTCTTTACACCAATAAGATCATTGTTTGGTGTTAAGATTGATGACTGTTCCTTTTTCATTTTGCTCCTTATCGTTTAGCAGGTTAGAGATTTCCTGTTTGGTTGCCTCTAGGGCGTTTATCTGTCCTATTATATACTGATACTTTTCCATATTGTCAACACCTCCTGATGTTACTGTTATGGATAGTGCTTCTATTCTAGTATTTATAAAATTGATTAGTTTTCTTAATACGTTTTCTAATTGCATTTAACATTTCCATCTTCTACGAGCCTGCCTTATTCGTGAATTAGGATCAGCTGCAGCTTTTGGAAATTTTTTCATTTGACCTGCACTTCTTGCACAGTACGACTTACGTCGGTTTGCAGCTTTTGATCCTGGCTTCACTTTTCCAGTCACGGCTGTTTTTAGTTTTGAACCGGGATTATCTCTTCTATATCGGGCGACCCCAGCTTTAGTCATCCCTGCTCCAGACTTTGTAGATCTGAAATACTTTTTAGTTTTTGGAGGATTTGTTCCTTTTGAATAATATTCTCTTCTCATTATACAAATGTTTTTACGTTGGTTGGTTTACCACCGGGATTACCTGCTGATCGTTTTCGTTTGACAGCACTCGCCTTTTGCCCTTTTGTCATCCGTGTGGCTTTTGCAAGTGGGACGCATTTTGGATATTTCCGTTTCGAGCCTTTGCTTCTCCCGCACGGCTGATACTTTCCGTTCTTCTTCGGTGCTCCAATGTCTACCCATTTTTCCGCTACCCATTGTCTTAAACCACCTTTTGAAAAGTGTGTACGCATTACGAATTCTTTCCGTAAGCTTTTCCTTTACCTTTTGTAGCTAATTTACACATTCCACCACTTCCGTAAGTAATACGAGGTGTATCCATCATCATTCCACCACCCATAGCTTTTTTTCTTTTCTTCTTGCCACCTGGTGTAACTTTGCCTGAACATACAGCTGATGCGTACATGTTTGCGTACGCCGAAGGGTACACTTTAAATTTACGCTTTGCTGCTGCTTTACCTCTAGGACATAGTTTTGCCATTAGATTACCTTTTTATTTTTCTTTTTAGGTATTACACCTTTTGCCATTAAAATATCTTTTTGAGTAATCTTACCATCACCAGAATGATCAGGGAACTTGGAACCTTTTTTAAGAGCAGCTCTACCACCTTTTTTCATGTTTACTAATTTTTTTGCCATCGAAATATCTTTTTCGGAAAATCTACCTGTATCTAAAGGAGTCATTTCTTTTTCCCCTCTTCTTTTTTTCATGATTTCTTTTAATCTTTCAATTTGTTCTTTAGTTAAACCTCCTTTTGATATGCCCATATCATTATTTAATTTTCTAATTCGATCTGCTGCAAGTGTAACTTTACTTTTGATCTCACCCATTCTACCACTGTCTGCTCCACCACCTTTGTTAGCAAACATTCTCTTTTTAGGTTTTTCTTTTTTAACTTTTTTCTTAGGTCCAAAAGTTTCCATTATTTTTGCAATGTTGGATTTTCTTTTAGATGGATTAGTTCCATTTCTTAAATTTTGTCTGTAATATTTGTTAGCCATTATTTTTTGCCTCCGTTTTTAAAAATCTGTGTACCCTTTATACCATAAATGCTCGCCACGACAAGGATCCATAAATTTGTAAACCATTTCGGGAGCTCTGAGAACATCTCGAAGAACAATTTTACCTTGTCCATAGCGGTTGGATCATCCGATACGACTGCCCAAGCCAAAATTACCACGGGCAAACTTAAAATTATCAAAACTGCCTCGTCTTTCCAGTCCGATTGTCTGGCCTCAAGTAGTTTTCCTTGGTAAGCTTCCTTACCTTCGGCCATACGAGACGCATGCATCAGTTGTGCATCCGACATTGCCATTTTAGTCTTCTGCTTGTTAGCATAAATCTTACTTCCAGCAGAAACGGCTAGTTTAATCGCCTGAAACCACATAATTATACTACTATTGCAGTTTTTCTTTTTCCAGCAAGCATTCTTTTAGTGCCATTTACCTTAACCACGTCGGGTTTAGCAATATAATTGAAAGCACCATCAGCAGTTGTCTTAGATCTTGGATCTATTTCAACACTTTGCTCTGGAACAGAACTAACTTTTGCTTTTTTATAGTTCATCATAGTTTTTTGCTCCTTGTTTTTTTATTAATCATCTATCATAACTTTAGCTTGTTGTACACCGCTCTTTGCAAGGCTAACTCCAGCTCTTAACTTAGCCAAATCTTCATTCTGTTCTAATTTTTCATCAAAATTTTCACCTGATTGCATTAATCTTGCCTTTGCAATATCGTTTTGAGATTTGTCATAGTCTTTTTTACGTTCATTTTCCATTGCACGTAAGTCAACTTCTCTAGATTTTAGTTTTAATAATGGATCATTGTCGAATTGAGAGGTAATCTTCTTTTCTTCCTTCATAAATTCTTCAGTCATCTCTGCAATTAACACAGATTTTCTAGCTTCAATTTGATTTGTTAGCATTTGTAACTGTTGTTGTACCATTGGATTCATTGCTGCTTGTTGTTGCATCAACATCATCTCTTGCATTTGCTCTCTGAACTCTAATTGTACTTGTTCTTGTGCCATTAGACTTATGTGCTCTAATATATTTTTTTGTATAGCAGCCATAAATGCAGGATTATTTCTAACCATGTTGGTTGACATGAAATTTAAGTGTGCAGTTATATGAGCTCTATGATCTTGACCTGGAAACGCTTGGAAAGGTTTGCCATTTAAAGCATTAATGTGTTCCATACTTGGATCCATAGGAGCGTTTGGAGCTGGTGGTGGTAGAACTGCGTCTACATTTTTAACACCAATTGCTTCATACATATTTCGATATACTTGATATAGATTGTGTATCTGTGGATTACTTGTTGCAAGTTGTAACTGTGTTTGTGCTAAACTAATTCTCTGAGACATAGAAAATATATTAGGATCTGCAACGGGTACTACATCTATTCTATCATCAAAGTCAGCTTGTTTAATGTTCCGTGCTCCACCGACAACGTCGTATGGATATTCTGGCGGTAGATATTGTGAAACAACTTTAGCCAATAATTTAAATTCATCTTTCATGGCTGCGTAACATCTTTTATGAATAGCTGACATTACCCTTGAACCACGTTCCAATAACGCAACTGTAGTTCCAACAGCCGCTGCTTGATTACCATCGCCCACTTGCATATCAGCAATAGCAGCGAACCTTTGACCAGCTTGAACTACAACACCCATTAATTGTAACAATGTTTGTGATGGTTCTTTGTATGGTAAAGGGAAAAATGCATCTCTTAAATTACCACCTGGTGCATCTACATCTTTAAATTCACCTGGTTGAATTGGTGAGGCTTCATCTCTGACTCTAACTCCACGTTGTTTAAATCCTGCTGGTAGGTTTGATAATGTACCCGCATCTAATAATTGACGGAGAGCAGAAGTTGCAGTTCTACTTAATCCGCCAATCATATGAATTAACCCAAAGCCATAAAATCCTAAACCGGGAAGAAACTTAAAATGAACAAAATATTGGATTTTATTTTTCTTTAGATCTGTGGGCGCATAATTTCTTCTTATTGCAAGAACTGTTCTACTACCTTCTTCAACAGTTACAATGTATGGTAATTTAATTCCTGTGGGTCCTTCTTGTCCTTGATCTTCAAAACCTTCTAAGTCTAAGTTTACATGACACTCAAGTAAAGTATATATCGTTTCTTGTTTACCAGTTTTCTTAGTCCCATCTAATTCTTTTTCTTTTTTCTCAACTGAGTTTTGTTCAACATTACTTGGTGGTGCAAGATCTACATCCACATAAAAACCATTTACTTGTTGTTTTCTCAATTCATTCTCTGACATTTTAACAACATGTATAACTGCTTCTGCATCATCAATTGAAGTTGCAGTGTATGGTACTACTAATTCATCAGCTGGTACAAATTTTGAAACTACTCTACCTAACGGTACATCATAGTAAATTTTTTTAAACGTAGAACCAGCAAGTGGTAAATGAAATAACATTGCATCAAACTCTTCTTCGTATTCTTTCATCTGATCCATGATTAAATAATTCATGTAATCTTTAACACGTTGTGATTGTGATTCTGTTTGTTGGTTTTTAACTCCTATGATCTGTGTTCTTACAGGGCCATCACTTGGTAATAATTCTTTGTAAGCTTGTGCTTGAAACTGTGTAACTGCTTCTGCAAGAACTGGGTGAGTTGCACCACTAGCTCCTTGAAACGGTTCCGTTCTATTCTCATATTTAAAACCTAATAGATCTAAACCTTGTGTGTAAGATTGTTCCCAATCTTTTCTAGAAGATTTATAATCTAAATAGTTACTAACCATTTCAGATCCAATTGGATTTAAAATATCATCTGGTAAAATGTCTGCTAAATTATCAAAATGATTCTCGGTTCCTGGTACATTGATTGCACCCGGTTCAAAGTCTAATGTTACACCACCATCTTCTTCGGGTATAACTTCTATCGGTCCTTTACTATCTTCTGGTTCTTGAACGCTAACTTCTTCTATTTCCTCTTGCGAAGGAACTTCTAGTTTCGTCCGAGTGTTCGGAAGACCTTTGTCCATTTCTGCCATTTAATTTCTCCAGTTTTATTGTCTTAACAGTATTATAAGTAATATTCAACCCTTGTGGGTTAGGTCCACGTAATGGTGGTATTGTAGTTGTTAACTTTTTCATTATTCGCCTAACATTCTGGCTAGTCCACCTAAAGTATAACCCGATCTTCCTCTACTTGTCTTTGGTGAAAATTGACCACTTCCTAAAGATGTTCCTGCTTTATCAGCAGCTGATGTATCAAAACCACCTCCTCCTGTTCCAGGTTTCGTGGTTCCTGTTACAGTTCTAGTTGGTTTTTTAATAGGAGTAATTGTATCTTTTTGTTTTTTCTTTGCATCTTCAAGTTGTTTTTGTTTTAGAAACATTTGTCTTGATGATATAGGCATCATATCAAAACGATTCATTGGTACATAATCTTTCATTATTTCAGCATATAACTCTTCACTAGTTTTGTCTTTTGCAAATGCTCCTTTAATGTTACTAAGATTGTCTCTTACAAATTCACCAAAAACATCTTTATAATTTTTTGGATCATCATACAGCCCAACTGCAAGATCACCGATTTCTTTTATTGCTCCTAATCCCGAAGAACCTAAAGCGCCCGATAAATAACTAATAGGTCCCATTATAGGATCTGTATACTGGCCTTTTCCTAAACTTTTAGCTAAAGCATTTGCTGCAGCTTGATGTCTAAAATCTGAAGGAATTCCTGATGGATCGTCAAAGGATCCTGGAAAATTAGAAGAAGTTATTTGATCTACTCCTGTATACTTATCGAATGCTTCCATACCATCCATTATATAATCTTTAGATGTTTCATTTACAGATTTAATTACATCAGTGACTGGAGTCTCATAGTTTTTTCTTTCTGGTGTGCCATCTTGATATGCAACACGACCTCCTTTACTGAAAAGATAACCTAGACCAATACGTCCACCGTCTGCTAGGCCAAGTTCTCTCATCTCATTCAAAATTCTTATAATATTTATTTCTTCTGATTCATTTGGATCATAGTCATCACTAAATCTTTTGTTAAAGATTCCTTTTCTTTCATCAGAAAAGTTTTTGATATATTCATCAGATAGTGAAGACATTAATAATAAATCCTTTTACGTTTTTCTTTTACTTCATCCACATAGTCTTCTGGATGATCTATTAGACCACCTTGTCTAAAACGCATGATTGCTTGTGTGGTACTATCCACCAAGTCATCATGATCGCCATATGGGAATGCAGCACACTCTTCAATGACTTCCTCAGCAAATTTTTGTTCAGGAGCCCATATCATACCACTTTCGAACAAAGGTGCAACCGCATTTACACGTGCATGCTTATCATTTCCTTTGGATGGCGTAAAGTTGACAACGGGGATATCCATCTTTCTGAGCTCATAAGTAAGAGGTAGTCCACTCGCTTTCGCCTCAACGATAACTGTTTCAGGTTTCCAATAGTCATATTGTTCAAGGGCTAACCTACGTAACTCAGGGAACTCGTATCTGCCTTTGATAGAATCGAGAAGAATAAGGTTAGCCCCTTCATCCTCACTGGGATAAAATACACCCCAAGTGGTGATAGCTGAATAATCTGCGGTTTCTTTTTTAAGAAACGCAGTATCATAAGATTGTATTACATGTGATAACTGTGGGATATAATCTTTGGTATAAGTTCTCCACCACTCACGTTTAAGAATTGCACCTTCTTCACTAGTTGGTTGCTGCATCCACTGTGCATTCCATTTAGCAACGGGTAGTGTTGCTTGTACTTTCTCTAATTCATCTAACTTCCAATATTGTGGCCAAACAGGTTTTGCTTTTTCTGTTCCTTGATCCATGATTGCTGGAAATTCGACCACGTGCCACTGATCAGCTTTAGCCTCTGTTTGATTTTTAACAAGCATACCTGTTAGATCTTTGGTAGACCAACGTGTCATAACCACAACTATCTTACCACCAGGTTGAAGACGTTGACGTGGACCAGACGTATACCATTCATAGGCTGACTCTAATGCAGTCTTGGACATTGCATCTTGCTCTGAATGAGGATCATCAATTATTAAAAGGTCGGCACCCCGGCCAGTGATAGCACCGCCTACTCCAGCTGCAAAGTATTCTCCGCCTTGTGCCGTTTCCCACCTACCAGCGGCTTTGCTGTCTTCTTGTAATCTTGTTTCAAAAATTTTTGTGTAGTCTTCACTGTCAATTAAATTTTTTGCTTTACGACCAAACCTTATTGCTAGTTCACCCGTGTGGGTTGCTTGGATTATTTTTAACTTAGGGGTACGGCCCACCATCCAAGCAGGAAGTAAGTATGAGGCAAACTCCGACTTGGTATGTCTAGGTGGCATGTTGATTATCAAACGATTTATTTCGCCGTTTGCTAATTTATTAAATTTGTCAGAAATATGTCTGTGGTGAGAACCTTCTACGAAATCAGGCCACACGCATTTTACAAAAGATAAGAAGTCATCCTTAGCCTTATTCTGTATCTTTTTTTCAGCGTGCATTACTTTTAGCTGCAAGAACTGTCTCCTTACATCAGAAGGTAATTTACTTATGTCTACTTTATCCAAATTCATTTAAAAATTTTTAAAATTTTTTTGAGGTCACTATACCTAATCAAAACGTTTTTACCAACATTAACAGTCTAACTCTTGCACCTAGCACCTAGTATTAGGATCCCTTTTAATTTTTTAGGGGGGTCGGTGTTCCGTGTTCTTTGGTTTTTGGCTTTGGCTTAGGATCCATTGACCAAGAAACACGGATCAAGAACCTTGATTTATTACTAGTGATAAGTGTGCGATATCAATAGTGATAATTAATCGTTATCGGAAAACCTACAAAGAACCAAGAACCTTTTTAATATCTTCATATCCTTGAGCCAATGCCCTTGATTTAAAACCCACGTTTAAAAGTTCATGGATCTTTGACCCCTCAAAAAGTTTGGGCGACCTCTGACTTTGCCCTTTAACTAGGATGAAAGTATTCTTTGAATGTTTAAAATGGAATGCGATTTGATGAGGTGAGAACGTAACCTTGTTACCTCTTGCAACTTTTAACTCTACTGTGAAAAAGGTGCCATTATCATTATAAGCCAATAGATCAGCAACCCCAAGAAGGACAGAATTTTCAAGTCTAATCCAACTAATTTCAGATATATTCTTTTTGATTTCGTGATAAAATTTACTTTCATTCTTCATTATTATTTAAGGTGACACTTACATTTAAAAAGAAACAATTTCAAGTTGAAAACACAATATCTTGTGCCTGGAAATTAGGACCTACTATATGTAGTAAATTCAAGAGCTATCGAAAATTATTCAATTATTGACTTGATTACTCTTTATTATCCTATAATCTCCTTGATATGAATAATATAAAAAACAAAACGAAAGAAGAAACAATGACTAAATATATATACAACAAAGACAGTTTTGATAATGCTTTAGAGGTTTCAAATTATCCTTGGGGTTTTAGATTAAAAACTAAAAGAAGAACATGGATTGAAACAAACAAAACAAAAGGCGACAGAGTTTGTTTTTGTACTTTAAATCCTAAAACTAATAAATGGTGTGCAGTTAAAAAATCAACATATAATGCAGTTGATGTTTTATTTATAGACGAGAATGAACACATCAAATCAATTGGACTTTGGAAATATGGAACAACTGAAATTGATCTTGAAAGCTTTCTTTTTAAGATTGATTATAATTCTTTAAGTTTGTTGCAAAAGAAACAGATTGAGAGAATTAAAGCAGTAAACAAAGTAATGGAGAAAGTTTCTTTTAAGGTTGAAAAAGTTTCTGAATATAATC